TTTTTATCCACTTGTAGTCTATTATGAAGGAACGGTTTATAATTCCTCATCCTATCTACAAATTCATTTAAAATTGTATCATTGTATTTATACCACTTGTCAGAGTAGTTTATCACGTCATCAAGTATGACTGCAGTCTCCAACGATATCTTATTCCTTGCGTGTAATCTAAACAGTAATGGGTGTTTGTTATCATCCATAGTAAAGACTTTATTGAAGTCCTCTTCATAATTGTATATGACATCCATATCTTGCTTAAACGTATAAGTCATTGACTCAGTTACTTTCTGCCACTTCTTATAGTTTACTTGATTGTTCTCTTGTAGCAAGTTGCCAATCCACGAGTCACTATTACGGGTGATGTTTGCTACGATGTAATCAATAAATTCTTCGTGGTCAAACTTCTTAGATGCCTTCTCGAAAAAGTATTTGTCTTTACGTGCTTCGTAAGACAATTCAGATGCTCTTACCTTGCCTTTATACTTAAAGAAGTCATAGTTTCTATTTGAGAAGTGTTGCTTAATTGCGAGATAAGTTTTATATGTATCATAACCGTTCATGGTCAAATTCATTAATATACCCAAGTGGCCACAGAATTTCGTTCGCCTTTTGTTATTTGGGTTACTCTGTGCGGGTAGAGAAAATTTGAAGGGAATATTATAACTTCACCTTTCTTTAATGGGTACGATTTCTGCCCATCAAACATTTCAAATTCACCGCCCTCAAATCCGTCATTCAATAATAATACCATTGTCAGTGTCGGTATTCCTCTGATGTTCCCATCATTTTCAAATATGCTGTAAATGTGGTCGCAATGCAGTCTCATTTCAGAATTTTCTTTATACTTAATATATTTTGGCGGCACAAATCCATTCCAACTCGCAAACCAAGGTGCATCTACATCCATTACATACTTTGATAAACATTGCCAATAACCATCAATAATTAGTTTGTGGTTTCCTGATTCAACTTCTCCAGTATAATTTAATGGTTGACGTATATCTTTGCCTGCTACGTCATTATAATCTGAGAATTTATGAATTTCAAAATTCCTTGTCGTCAAATCTTTCAAAACGTTATCACATTGTTCATCATCAAACATTTGAAATGTTTTAACATAATTTTCCAAGTTCATATTCAAATTGGCAACCTCGCAGACTTTTCTAGATAGTTTAGGTCTTGTGCTTCAACTTTAATCTTTTCTTTAATCAAAGGGCAGAGTAGTTTTGCTGTGTCTTCAATCTCAAATTCGTGCTCATCACACCACCATACAATAGCATCAATATAAGGTATCTTCTTTTCAATTACCAGACGTTCAACCATCTGTGAGAACTTTTCTTTGTTTAAGACTTCAATCATTATAACCCTTTTATTAATGTATAGATATATTATACTATAAAAAGGGTTGAAAGTAAAGTTAGAACGGCATTAAACTTCTAGCCATACCTTGAGGACTAAACTTGTTTGACATATTACCAACAGCACCATTCATTAAATAGACTTGCCTATTCATCACGGATAGGTTATCATTCATTTCCATAGTAGTATTATTCATTGTAGTCATATCTCTATTAATAGACTCCATTGAATAAGTCATGGCATTCATATTTTCTCTGATAGAATGAAGGTCCGCAGAACCTTGTTCAAACGATTTAGTCCAAGACTCCATATGTGAACCAACTACTAACCCAGCATATACAAAAACAACTGCAGCCGACAGTTGAGATAAAGCAGTTATCCACGAACACCATTTAGATTGACACGACATATAATACCTTTTAAACCGATATTATATTTAGGTATTATCTAAACACAGCCAGTTGGTTGAGGCAAACCACCATACTTAGTAATAGGTTTCAATGGACCAGTTAGCCATTCTTTGAATAGTTTACCTTTATCAATTCCAACATACTTCGCAAATGTTCTGATTGGTGGTACACTTGAATTCTCATCAAAGTATTCTCTCGCCTTTTCAATCTGCATCACTTGACTTTCTGTTAATGCAATCTCATCTTCCGTTGCCATTTCATGCATAACATCTAATGACCATATTGTTGGGTCGACTAAGTACCCATTTCCTGTTCTTTCTAAACTCATATTATACTCCTAGTATTGAATTAGTATTTATACCCAACTGTTTTAGTAGGGTTCTTCAACTTATATTATACTATAATTTCTCTTGGAAGTAAAGTTTTAATCGACTTTTTTATAAATAGGTTGAATAGAGGGCAAGACGAACAAACAAAGGAAATAGTATGGAAACATTAACAACATTAATGATAGACTTTTGGCAAATAACTTTGGTTGCTGGACTAGTTATTATTGGAGCAGTGATTAACTTCATTGACAAAGACTTCACTACAAGTATGACATTCAAGAGTAAAGAGATGCCTCATATGAAACCAATTTCAATCCCTACTAAGGGTAAAGGTTTTTGGGGTGCTATTTGGATGTGGTTAATGGCGACTCGTACTTGGGAAATTACTAAAGACTTTCACTTCTCAATTAATGGTGAAAACTTTATCATTCCTAAAGGGTTTGTATTTGATGGAGCATCTATTCCTAAGTTCTTACATACGTGGTTAAGTCCAGTTGGTGTATTACTGATGGGTGGTTTGGTTCACGACTATGCTTACAAATATACTGTTCTTTTAAAGAAAGGTAAAAAAGGTGCTAGTGATGTTATGACTCAAGCAGAAGCAGATGTTACGTTCCGTGATATTAATATTGAGGTTAATGGATTTAGACTACTAAACTATCTTGCATACTATGCATTGAAACTTGGTGGATTCTTTGCTTGGAATGGTCACCGTAAAGTTGGTGCTGATTGGAAAGAAACAATATAATGTTTAAGTCTATATTATTAGTATTGTTTCTAAGCACATCTGTATTCGCTTTAGATCCTATTATAACAGATTCAACGTCAAAGAGTTCTGTTCATACTACGGGTGATATAACCACAACGGTTAAGTCTCCACCTCCAAGTGCTATATCACCTTCACTTTCTGGTGGTAATGGTAATGACCAATGTATTATTGGTGTTGCTGGGGCAGTTCAAACACAGATTCTAGGTATCTCAATGGGTTCAACTATTAGAGATATGAACTGTGAACGATTAAAGAACTCTAAGACTCTATTTGATATGGGTATGAAGGTTGCTGCGGTATCAGTCCTGTGTCAAGATGTAAGAGTATTTGATGCTATGATGATGGCAGGAACACCTTGTCCTTATAATGGTATCATTGGTGCCGATGCAAGAATTGCTTGGGATAACGATGCTGAGAATAGACCTGGTGCTGAAGAAGAGGAGGAAGATGATGGTTCAAATGCGATACTTGGTGGTCTTGGCACTAGCCTTGCTGCATTCTTATTCCTACTCTAAGACTGAATACGGCACAACAAATAATGCTGCCGCCACGAGTCTTGATTGGGTAATGAAAAATGTGTTACCTGACGTTGGTAACTTAGAAATTAATGGAGTGTATTACCAATATACCCCAGAGAAAGTAACAGCAGATGATATGAAAGTACATGTTCAAAATGAGAACATAGATGGTACTGGATATATCTTTAGAGAAACAGATGATTGGAGTGGAATGCCAGGTGGATTTCCAATCAATAAAGTAGTTGGGGTAGATAATATCCCTAAAGAATTATGGGGTGATGGATCAATTGAGGTAGAGGGAACAGGAACAGTAACAGATGCTAGTGTAGTATATAGTTACAAGTTTGATGATTCTTGTGTAAGTCCTTTATCAGATCCAAGTTGTCCTGGATATAATGATGCCTTAACAGCAGCATTAAATAATTTGACAGAACCCGTAGCATATGATGCAATGGGTGATGAAAATGTGAAAGATGTATTAAATAATAAAACTGAAGTGAAGGAAGAAGATGATGAAAATGATGAACAGGAAGAAGAGGAAAGATTAGAAAAGGTTTTATCGGAAATCGATATTGATATATTGGATGCCAATGCTATTGCTCAAAATCATTTGATGCAAGCGTTAAGCTTAACAACAAATATAACACCTTATTATGATCTTAAAATACAGGGTGGAACCTATAAAGAGACTACGGTCCTTAAAGATTCCACATTACCTGATAACAAGAAAGGTGCTAGAGTTGGTTTAGCGCAGCAATTACTGCATACCGAAATGGTCGATATGCAGTATAACAAAGAGGAGTAAGTATGAAAAAGTTAGCATTAGTAATAATGGCATTTGCTTTTGGATATGGTTTCGGAACAGTAGTATTTGCAACTGACGTTCCAATTCAAGGTAATGTTCAATCACGGTGTTTAATCACAACATCAATTGCAGGTGTATATGGTAACCCATTACCACAAAAGTTAAGTACAAAAGTAGCAGACGGTGGTGTAGTTCCAGTCGTAAGATATGATGTATCATTGGCAGGTGCTTACCTAGCAAAGGTAACAACTCCTACAGCATTTACATCAAGTCCTGCTTTAACTGATTCAGTTGCTTGGACT